TAGGCGTTGGCCCAGCTGGCGTTTATGGTAACAATCAAACTAGAGATATTCCGTCTCCAAGCAAAATGAGAGGTTACGCTAAGCGATCTCCTCTTAAGCAAGAAAACAAATCCAAAGCGGATGAGGGGGATATAAAAGTTATTACAAATGTAAAAGGTAAAGATACAACAAAAGAAGTCCCGGGTACTCCTGGAACATCTAATTACGATGCGGCTGTCGCAGCTGAAGGTACTAAACAAGTTGATCCTAAGAAAATTACTCCGGAGATGACAGCGAAGGCTAATAAGAAAAGAGCCGACGCAAAAGCAGCTGATGCAGCGGCTGCAAAACCTAAGACAGTAGTAGTTAAAGGAAAAGACAAGAAAAGAGAAAGACCTGTTCAAACTAGAGATTCTGAAGATACGCAAACCGCAAGAGAAAGAAGCAATACTGTAAGAGGTGGTAAGCGAATGAATAAAAAAGAGCGCCAAGCTCAGAAAAAAATTGACAGACTTAACCGTAAAAGTGGTGCAATTGATCCTTCCACTATAAAAAAAGACAAGGATGGTAATAATATAGAAGGTTCAGGTACAAAGTACGACAGAAAAAAGCAAAAGACTGCTAGGCTTATGAAAGAAGCTAAAGATAACAGAAAATTAGCTTCTGCTTCATCTGAAGGTGCTCAAAGACAAGCTGAACAAAACAAATCAATATCCGCTAGAAAAACAGGTACTGTAAAAAGTAACGAAAGAAATTTAAGGGAATCGGATATGTCAGAGTCTACTAAAAATACTTTAGTTGATAAAGATTTAGGCGTGGGGCAAACCAATCAATCGAACCCTAATCCAGCAAGTAGCGGAGTTACAAAAGAAGAGCTAGCAGGTACTGATGAGGTTAAATCACCTTCACCAAAGAAAAGAGGATTCGGAATGAAAAAACCTTTGTATAAATAATGGCATATAAAATGAAAGGCTCCTGCTTAACGAGTCCAGCTAAAAGAACAAAGCCACATACAGCAGGCATGAGTGCGGCTGAAAGGAAAACATATAATAACAAAACTGGCGGTAATCTAAAAGCACCTCAACCAGGTGGTGGTTCAAGAAAGAAATCTTATTGTGCTAGATCTGCAGGTATTAAAAAGTGTAAAGATCCAGATAAAAATGGAGATTGCCCAAATGATATCGCTAGAAGAAATTGGAAGTGCTAATGGAATCAAAAGGACTAGGAGACACCATAGAAAAAATAACCAAAGCAACTGGAATAAAAAAGCTAGTAGATAAACTACCTGGCAAATGCAATTGCGAAAACAGAAAAGAAATGTTAAATAAAGCATTTCCTTATAAACAAAAACCAAATAACAATTAAATTTAATCAACATGAGTGAAGTAAAAACATTAGACGTAGAAGCAAAAGAAGTAAAGTCAATTTCAAAAGATCAATTAAAAGGATTACAAGATACTGTTAACAAGCAGAATCAAATCCAAATGCAAATTGGTGGACTAGAAGGACACAAGGCAGGATTGATTACTCAATTACAAGGAGTTGTTAAAGAAATGTCAGACTTGCAAGCGGAGTTAGAAAAAGAACACGGATCTGTTAATATCGACTTACAAACAGGAGAAATTTCAGATGTCCCAACAAACGATTAGAAAAATAAGCGTTGGGAAAGACTATAAGAATGACGCTATGCACTATGCTGTTGGACAGGAAGTGTATGGCGGTCATACTATAGCCCATATTGTAGAGGAAGAAGACAAGTACTCTATCTACATTACTAAAAAAGATATGTTAATGCCTTGGAAGGATTTCAACAAGAACATGTCAATATCCGTGGAATATGATCTTTCATGGTAGATGCACAGCGTATTTAATTATTTAGTTGCACCGAAGGGCAGTAGGACAACTGGAGTTAAAAAAATAGAAGGCCAAACGTTATTACTTAATACAGATTTACAAAATCACGAATACAGTAATAGAATAGGTAAGTTGTTAAGCTTGCCGCTTGTTAACGTATATAATGAGCTTAGAGAAGGTGATGATGTAATTGTGCATCATAACATATTCAGAAGATTCAGAGACGTTAGAGGCCAAGAAAAGAATAGTAAAAACTATTTAAGTGAAGATATATATTTAGTTCAACCCGATCAAATATACGCTTATAAAAGAAATAACGAATGGAAAGCTTTAGAAGGTTTTGTATTTGTTATGCCAATTAAAGAAACAAAAATGTTTTCTTTAGATTCTGAGAAACCATTAATAGGTATAGTAAAATACTCAAATGGAGAATTTAAAGAGGATGACTTAATTGGATTTAGGCCAAACTCGGAATATGAATTTATAATAGAAGGGCAGAGGTTATACCGCGTTCCCACCAATTCAATTACAATCAAATATGAACATCAAGGAAACGAAGAGGAATATAATCCAGGCTGGGCACAGAGCAGTTGAGGAACTTATAAAAGTAGCTAAAGAAGACATTGTCGATTCAGATGATGACATTTCTGCAGACAGACTTAAAAACGCCGCAGCTACTAAAAAACTAGCAATCTTTGATGCATTCGAAATACTTAATCGTATTGAAGAAGAGGAAAGGATCCTTAATAATAAACCTAAGCAAGAAATTGAAACGTCTAGCTTTGGTGGATTTGCTGAAAATAGATCAAAATAATGTATACCCAGGAACTATATAAAGTTATAGAACCTATAAAGCTTACAACAATATCTAGGCTTAATAAAGGTAAGAAATGGGCGTATGGGTATAACAAAGAACATGATGTCGTTGTTATAAGCAAGACCGGTCAAATAGGAGAAATATATAAGATACAAAACCTTAAAATAGCTCTACCAAAAACACCGGGTAAATTAAGCAAAGTTACTAACAAATGGACACCTGAAGAATATCCAAAGCAATTAAAAGGTATAAAAAGCATTTTTGATTGGAGAGATTATCCAGAGGGGTTCAAAAACACATGGGGTACATATATAGATGAAAATTTCAACAAACGAGAAAACGGTCATTGGTTCAATAATAAGGGTGTGGATACTTACATTACTGGTACTCACTTTATGTACTTGCAGTGGTCCAAGATTGATGTTGGGCAGCCAGACTTTCGAGAATCAAATAGATTATTCTATATATTCTGGGAAGCTTGTAAAGCAGACAAACGTTGTTATGGTATGTGCTATCTCAAGAACAGACGTTCAGGCTTTTCATTCATGGCGTCTGGGGAGACAGTTAATATGGCAACCATATCAAGCGACTCACGGTTTGGGATATTGTCCAAATCTGGCTCCGATGCTAAAAAGATGTTCACAGATAAGGTTGTACCCATTTCTGTCAACTTCCCATTTTTCTTTAAACCAATACAGGACGGGATGGACAGGCCGAAGACAGAACTCGCATACCGTGTACCCGCCTCAAAATTTACCCGTAGAAGACTCGATTCGAATAAAGCCACCGAAACGCTTACGGGTCTTGACACGACGATCGACTGGAAGAATACCGGTGACAACGCGTACGATGGGGAAAAACTTAAACTTCTCGTCCACGATGAATCGGGGAAATGGGAAAGGCCGAACAACATCCTCAACAACTGGAGGGTCACCAAAACGACGTTACGATTAGGATCAAGAATTATTGGAAAGTGTATGATGGGTTCAACATCAAATGCTTTAGACAAAGGAGGAGACAATTTTAAAAAACTATATAACAGCTCAGATGTTACCAAGAGAAACGCCAACGGACAGACTCGCTCAGGACTCTATTCTTTGTTCATACCTATGGAATGGAACTACGAAGGATTCATTGATTCTTATGGCTTACCTGTATTCAACAAACCGGAAGAAGGCACTGTCGGTCCTCAGGGAGACGAAATAGAAGTAGGTGTAATTGAGCATTGGGGAAATGAAGTAGAAGGATTAAAAGGTGATCAAGATGCTTTAAATGAATTTTACAGACAGTTTCCAAGAACGGAAGAACATGCTTTTCGAGATGAAACAAAAAATAGTATATTTAATTTAGCAAAAATATACGAACAAATAGATTACAATGAAGACTTAGGAAACAGCAATGTTTTAACAAAAGGTAGTTTTCAATGGGAGAATGGTGTTAAAGATTCTAAAGTAATATTTTCACCAAATCCAAACGGAAGATTTTTAATAAGCTGGACGCCTGCTTATGATATTCAAAATAGACAACTATTAAAGAATGGAGTAAGATGGCCAGGCAACGAACATATAGGTGCTTTTGGTTGTGATAGTTATGATATATCAGGAACAACAGATGGAAGAGGGTCTAAAGGTGCTTTGCACGGATTAACTAAGTTTAGTATGGAAGATGCTCCACCGAGCACATTCTTTTTAGAATACGTAGCAAGACCGCAAACCGCTGAGATATTTTTCGAAGACGTATTAATGGCTTGTGTATTTTATGGAATGCCCATACTTTGTGAAAACAATAAACCTAGACTTTTATATTATTTTAAAAGAAGGGGATACAGAGGGTATTCAATGAATAGACCTGATAAACTTTGGAATAAGTTATCTGTAACCGAAAAAGAAATAGGTGGAATACCTAACTCCAGTGAAGATATAAAACAAGCTCACGCTGCTGCAATAGAAATGTATATTGACAGACACGTAGGTTTAAATAGTCACGGGGAATATGGCACAATGTACTTTAACGAAACGTTAGGTGATTGGGCTAAGTTTGATATAAACAACAGAACGAAATTTGATGCAGCAATTAGCTCGGGTTTAGCCATAATGGCTTGTCATAAGGATTTATATAGACCAACAAACAAAATGCAAAGAGCACCAGTTAATTTAAGATTTGCGAAATACCAAATCGATGGATCAAAATCAAAAATAATAAAATAGTAATATGGGAGGAGTAGTAAATAGTTTTTTTCCAAGTCAAGTTGCAAGTGATGCAGAAAAAATGTCACGAGACTACGGACTCCAGGTTGGAAGAGCGATTCAGAACGAATGGTTCTCAAACAATTCTGGTGTGACACGATTTAGAAGTAATCAAAATACGTTCCATAGTCTTAGACTATATGCGAGAGGTGAACAGCCTATACAAAAGTATAAAGACGAAATGTCTATTAACGGTGATTTGTCTTATTTAAACTTAGACTGGAAACCTGTACCTATATTATCAAAGTTTGTTGATATTGTTGTTAACGGTATTGCAGATAGGGCTTTTGATTTAACAGCTTATTCTCAAGACCCATACGGTGTCAGTAAAAGAACAAAGTATATGGAGTCTATTATTAGAGACTTACAAACGGAAGAGCTGAATAACTTTGCTCAAGAAAACTTTGGTATTAATTTATTTGAAAATAATCCAGATAGATTACCTGATTCAGAAGAAGAATTAGATTTACACATGCAACTATCCTACAAGCAAGGAATTGAAATTGCAGAAGAGGAAGCTATTAATGTTATGTTTGACGAAAACAGATATGACTTAACAAAGAAAAGATATTATTACGATATTACAACGCTTGGGATTGGAGCTGTTAAAAATAACTTTACAGAATCTGAAGGTGTTACTGTAGATTATGTAGATCCAGCTTACCTGATTTACTCTTACACAGAGGATCCATATTTTCAAGATATATATTATGCAGGGGAAGTTAAATTCGTTCCCTTAAACGAGCTTAAAAAGCAGTTTCCAGACCTATCTGAGGATCAGTTAAGTCAAATACAACAGCAAGGTTCTCAAAACTACGGAGTTTGGAACAATAATGTAAGTAATGGAAACAACAATAGAGACCAAAACATAGTTCAAATACTTTACTTTAATTATAAGACCTACATGAACGAGGTTTATAAAGTTAAAGAAACAGCAACAGGTGCCACGAAAATAATTGCGCGTGATGATCAATTTGATCCACCTATTGAAATGTACGAAGAGCAATTTGGTAAGATGTCAAGATCTTTAGAGGTACTATATGAGGGCGTAATGGTTCTAGGTACTGATATTGTTCTTAAATGGGAAATGGCTAAAAACATGATGCGACCTAAAAGTGATAGCACTAAGGTTAAAATGAATTACGCTATAACAGCCCCTAGAATGTATCAAGGTAGAATTGAATCAATAGTAAGTCGTTGTACTGCTTTTGCTGATATGATACAGTTAACGCATTTAAAGCTGCAACAAGTATTACAAAGAATGATACCTGACGGTGTTTACTTAGATGCTGATGGTATAAATGAAGTTGATTTAGGTAACGGAACAAACTATAATCCTCAGGAAGCATTAAATATGTTTTTCCAAACAGGTTCTATTATAGGTAGATCGTTTACTCAAGAGGGTGATATGAATCCTGGTAAAGTACCTATTCAAGAAGTTCAAACGGGTAGTGGCGGTCAAAAGCTACAAACATTAATATCGACATACAACTATTATCTACAAATGATAAGAGATGTAACAGGTCTTAATGAAGCAAGAGACGGTAGTACTCCAGATGCAAGAGCTTTAGTAGGTGTTCAAAAAATGGCAGCAGCCAATTCAAACACTGCAACAAGACATATATTAGATGCAGGACTTTATTTAACAAGAGAGACTGCAGAATGTTTATCTTTGAGGATATCAGATATAATAGAATACCATCCAGCAAAAGAAGCGTTTATTCAAAAGATAGGTGGTTTCAATGTAGCTACCTTAGATGAAATGAGGGATTTGCACTTGCATGATTTTGGTATATTCTTAGAGCTAACACCTGATGATGAACAAAAACAAATGCTAGAAAACAATGTTCAACAAGCATTAAGTGCTGGACTTATTGATTTGTCAGACGCTATTGATATTAGAGAGGTTAAAAACCTTAAGTTAGCTAATCAATTGCTAAAAGTTAGACAAAAGAAACGTCAAGAACGATTACAGCAAGAACAACAAGCGAATATACAAGCTCAAGCTCAAGCAAATGCACAAGCACAACAAGTAGCTGCACAGGCTGAAGTTCAAAAAGACCAAGCTTTGTTTGCAACTAAATCTCAATTAGAACAATTAAAAGGTCAGATTGAGCAGCAAAGAATACAAGTTGAGGTAGGAGCTAAGAAAGAATTAATGGCTTTAGAGTTTAACTACAACATGCAATTAAAAGGCATAGAAGTTAATAATGCTAAAGCTAAAGAAAAAGAAATTGAAGATCGTAAAGACGAGCGTACTAGAATACAGGGTACACAACAAAGCGAAATGATCTCTCAAAGAAAAAATGATTCACCCCCAACTAACTTCGAATCCGGAGGGAATGACACAATGGGCGGTGGATTTGGCTTAGGTGCGTTCGATCCTAGGTAATAATAGTAATAACACTTATATAATATTTTATCATGTCAGAAACAAAACAAGAAGGGGACTTTAAAATTAAAGCTCCCAAAAAAACAGAACCCGCAGCGAAAGCCCCGGTAGAACAAAAAGCAGAAGCACCAGTTGAAACTAAAAGTGAAACAGCATCTTTCGATAAAGATAGTGACACTATAAAACTGGACTTAGGTAAATTAAAAAATCCACAAGCAGATGCCGATACAAAGCAAGAAGCAACAGAAGTGGTTGCAGATCAACAAGCCGAACCTGTACAAAAAGTGGAAGCAGAAGTACCACAACAACCAGAGCCCGTTCAAGCTGAAGAATCCTTTCTTGAAGAAATAACAGAAGAGGAAGTTGTAGAAGCAGCAGAAGAACTTGAAGAGCAAGTTGAACAAGCAATTGTAGAGCAAGCAGCAGGTGTTGAATTACCAGAAAACATACAGAAGGTTGTAGAGTTTATGAATGACACAGGTGGTAGTTTACAGGATTATGTAAAATTAAACACTGACTATAGCCAATTAAACGAGTCTCAATTACTAAGAGAATATTACGAAACAACAAGACCTCATTTAGATAAAGAGGATGTTGATTTTATAATGGAAGACAAGTTTGCTTTTGACGAGGATATCGATGAAGAACGAGATATAAGACGTAAGAAGTTAGCAAAAAGAGAAGAGCTTGCAAAAGCTAAAAGTCACTTAGATGGATTAAAATCTAAGTACTACGAAGAAATAAAAGGAGGTAGTAGATTAGCTCCTGAACAAAAGAAAGCGGTAGATTTTTTCAATCGCTATACAAAAGAAAACGAAGCAGCAACTCAAATAGCTGAGAAGCAAGCAAATGTGTTTTTGAATAAAACGGACAAAGTTTTCAATGATGATTTCAAAGGTTTTGATTATCAAGTTGGAGATAAAAAATATCGTTTTAAAGTAAAAGACGCTCCTAAAGTAAAGGAAACCCAAAGCGACATTAACAATTTTGTTAAGAAGTTCTTAAACGAAAACAATGAAATGTCAGATGCTAAAGGTTACCATAAGGGTATATTCACAGCTATGAATGCAGATTCAATTGCAAATCATTTTTATGAGCAAGGTAAAGCCGATGCCATGAAGACCAGTATTTCCAAAAGCAAAAACGTACAGATGGGCGCGAGAGGTGTTCACAATGAAGTTAAAGCTCCAGGAGGTTGGGGATTGCGAGCAGTCGATTCAGGGGACAGTGGTTCAAAATTAAAAATTAAAAGTTTTAAACACATTAAATAGAAAATTATGGCATTTGACGTAGCGCCAGCAACACTGGCAAATTTATCCCATTTAACTCCAAGACCTGTAAAAGGTTTATTTGGAGATAATTACCTATCATTAACTGATATGGATTGGGCACAACAATTTTTACCCGAAGTTTATGAGAAAGAAATTGAGAGATACGGTAATCGTACTATCACTGGATTCTTAAGAATGGTTGGAGCAGAGATGCCTATGGCATCAGATCAAGTAGTTTGGTCAGAACAAGGAAGATTACACATTGCATATGACACAGCAACATCGCCTGCCGCAGGTGGAGCAGCTGGATCACAAACAATTACTTTACCTTCACCGGGTGCAGATGGAAAAGTTCCATTACTTGGACCAGGTATGACGATTGTAATATCTTTGAAAGCAGGTGGTAATGTAGTAAACAAAGCTTTCGTTAAGTCTGTAGGGGCTTTAGCGGGTGGTTTACAAACATACAACATCGAAGTATATGATAATGCTAACAGATTGCTTACACCGGCTCTTGCAGGAGCTGTAGTAGGAGCGCCTCTTAGTTTATTCGTATATGGTTCTGAATATGGAAAAGGATCTGTATTAGCTGGTAATTCAGTTGACGCATCTTTTACAACTTACAGTAACAAACCAATCATC